AGGTCCAGGCACGGCCATAATAAATTCAGCACCTGCTCGTTCAAACGCATACCGACGTACTTCAGGACGACGATAATTAGGAACATAGAGAGTTTCAGCCAGACGATCGCATTCTCGCAGGTAGATTTCACGGAAGTATTCATCACCTTTTAATGGGTCTGATGTATTGATTGTCCGCTGAACGTCACCAGCAATTACTTCCTGTCGTGAAGGGTTCAGGACTCGGCTACCGTTGGGATCGAAGTAATCATCAGGAATAGCAGCGCTTGCTTTCCATGCGATGTCACAGCGTTTTACATGATAAACAATTTCGTTATACCAGAGCTCATCTGGTACAAGTGCCATTGCTTCTTCTAAACGACCACGATCACCAGCAGGGATTTGTGCTCCTGAATTAAATCCCAGGTGATATCGAACTTTAGATTTTAGATAATCGTCTAGTTCCATTACATCAGCACCTGTGGATTAGAGTAAATGCTTGCAAGTTCTTGAGCTACAGCTTGCTTATCAGTAGCGTCTAGCTCTTGACCTGATTGCAACTTGCCTAACAGACGTGCTGCAGGACTTTCCTGCTTCATTACTGCTGCAGTTCCAGCTCCTAAAGCACCACCAAGAATTGCACCAGTCAATCCACCAGCGGCACGGAAGCCGGGGCGAAGCTTTGCCATACCTTGAGGCGCACCTTTAAACAGGCTGCTTAAAGCATGAGGGACAGCTCCTCCGAGTGCTCCAATAGCAGCACCACCACCTGCGCCTAATAATCCTGCTGCATTTTGTTGCTGAATACGATCACGCTCGTCGTAAGCAGCTTTCATTAATAATGCTTCTTCCGGTGTCAGCATCTATCTCACGCAATACTATTACTAGTTTAGCTAATGAAGATAAGGTCTTCTTCAATAAGCTGGTCCCAGTTGACACGTGGGATGTTCTCAAGTTGCTTGAGGTTTGCAAAGCGCTCACCGCTCAGTGACATACGCAGCTCAACAATCTTTTTGGCAGTAGCAAAGCCCACTCCAGGCAGGCGTTTAGCGATCTGTTCTGCAGGTGCAACGTTCAAATTTAAACGCGTATCTTCAAGAGGCACAATTGCTTTAGGTGCTTCTTCTTCAGGCACAATTAGTTCTGGTGCCTTCACCTTTGACATACGACCTTTGTCTTTGTCATAGGGAACAAGTTGCTCAAGAGTGAGATATGTGACATTACCTGCTGCATCACGCACCATTGCAAACTCTTTATCGTGCTTGCTGATAAATTCTACAAGTTTGCCGGTACGTTGATCTTGAAATAATTTGTGGTCAGCCATATTTTTAGGGTACACTTTCTTCATTATAGGCACAAAAAAAGAGCCCCCGAAGGAGCCCTTTATTTGAGTTTTTATCAGCCGTCAGACTGACCGGCTTCAACGCCGTAGGGGATGTGCACGTCGTCTGCATCAGGCGCAGCGTCGGGCAGGAAGTAGCACACTTCAACCAGGATGGCGGAAGGGCTCTTGCGGCAAGCACCAGCGGAAGGCTTCTGGCTAGCAACCAGACCAGCATCGGTGGTGATTTGAACTTGAGTGTCGCTGCCCAGACCGGAACCATCGAGGATGGAAACGAAAGCAGAGAACTCACCGACAGGATTGAAGTAGCCGTCAGCTTCAGCAGTTGCAGGAGCAGCTGCAGGAGTGGTGATGCCACCAACTTCGAGAGTTGCGGAACCAGCCACGGTTTCTTCACGCACGCCGGGAGCGGAGACAGCGGTGCGATACACCACAGCGCCTTCGGGCACGATGAACGGACGATCCTTACGAGGCTTGTCGTCTTGACGCAGGTCAGGAGACAGAATCTTCAGGTCGTAGGTACCGGCAGGCAGAACGCCATCGACAAGGTTGCCGTCAGTGTCGGGGTTGAGCACAATTGCGCCAACGCCACGGAAAAACACTGCACCGGGGAGAGCGACCACACCTTGGTCGCGGTATGCATTCAGATGAGCAACGTAGTTACCGGGGAAAATTTTGTTATTCCAAGGACGACGCGTCTCTTCATTAAAACTAAAAGTAGCCATTGTTAGTTACCTCCTATCAATAAACGAAAGAGTAACCAACCGTGATGAAATCCTTATTCAGGGTTTCAAAACCGGCGAACAAGCTCCAGATCATGATGATGAAACGAGAGAAATCATCGTTGTTGTTCAACAGAATCTGTGCATTGTTACCACCAATACCCACGCCCACAGCTTGAGGACCGAAGAAGATCATCTGGGCAGCGCCGTAATCGGCAGCAGCAGCGTTCTCGTCGGTAACCACGAGGTTGTAGGAAGTTTCGGGCAGGTTGGTGGACTCGAACCAACGGACACCTTCAAACAGGAAGCCAGTCGGCATCACGGGCTGACCAGCAACAAAGCCGGCTTGGCCGTAAGCAGGACCCATGCCTTTGTAGAAGTTGGCATTGGGATGCATTTCGGGCTGCATCGGATTGATCAGTCCGGTACCGGGGTAACGGGCAATCTCACGGAAGTCAGAGTTCTGACGCAGGTGCATCATCGCGGTCGGATCCACGATGCAGCGGTAGTAACCGTCAGCGAAGGTCGGGACGTTGCGCTTACGCATGTCCTTGACGACTTCGAGGAGGTCAGTCTTGACGTCAAACTTGGCGGATTCGCCAGCTGCGTAGGTCACGCCGAGGGTGCCACCAGTGGCTCCTTTCTCTTTGCCACCAGGCAGGTAGTAACCACCTTGGGTTTCGTCAGCAAGACCACAAGCTTCAGCTTTCAGGAGTTCGTTAGCGAACACCCGGTCGCGCCAGCGGCGGTAGTCATCAAGCAGGGTCAGCGAACCGATGGACTGGTGGAAGACGTTCAGGTTTCCAGTGTCCAGCAGCAGGCGCTGTGCGGTAATCAGGGTTTCACGAGCCACCTTGAAAGTAGAAGGCTGCGTGGCATCGCGGGAGTCAGCAGGACCGGTGTATTCCCGAAGGGTCACCAGCACTTTGTCCTTGACGATGTTGCGGGCGGAGGCGGATCCAAGGGTTTGATCGGCGGTCCGCTCACGGGACTCCTTGGTGCCAGGCTTACCCCAGAAGCGGTAACGATCCAGCTGCACGGTTTGGCCGGGCTGCTTGCTGAAGTCGTGAACCACTACAGGCTCAACTGCCATCTCAATGATGTAGGCAGGATGAGGACGGTAAAGTTCTGCACCAAGAAGCTTCGGAAAATCATTATCAATCCACATAGGATCGTAACTCCGTAAGCTAAAAGGTTTATAAGTGTCTTCGACTTAGACACATATAACGATATTAATGTGTGACGTTATACTTATGTATATGTACCCTAATATCTTGTGGTAATGGATTTTATTGATGATAAAAAATGGAAACCCATTCATATGTTGCCAGGATTTGAGTGCTGTATTGAGTACTATGTGAACGAGAGTGGGCAGGTTAAAAGCACTAAAGGTGTGATTGAGCGTATTCTTAAGCAGCGCGTAAATAAAAACGGCTATGCACAAGTCAATTTAACCCAGCGTATTGGTCGTAAATGCACAATTACTACTACTGTCCATAAACTAGTTGCCCTTGCATTTTTAGATCAGCCTGCTGCAAGTCCTGGTAAATCAAAGGGTTGCAGTAGGATTAAACATATCGATGGGTGTAAAACAAATAACTGCGTTGGTAATCTTAAATGGACTAAAATAGAAGAAAGTGATAACTAAACACAATGGCTGATAGTCTTGTTCTTACTGGTGTGAAGGACGTTAAAAAACACACTGGCACTGAAATGCTGCTTACTCGCCCTAAGCGTGGTGGTGATACTCACTCTCTTAAAGAATGGTGGAAGACTGGTGGTGTATCTACTTGCTATGCCGAGTGCACAGTATTTGATGTGACGACTGCTACCGGCACTGTCAAGCTAGTACTTGATACTAGTGCTGGAACCAATATTCGTATTGATCACGATGGTTCTTTTAACTTCAGTTTCTATGGAGTTAATGAACTCAAGCGAGGTGCTCTCTTTACCGATGCTTATGAGTTAATTGAGCACTATGTCTTCCCATCTATCAGTGGTGGACAAGTCATGACTGTCACGCCTCCTGGTGCTGCTAGTCGTCCAAGTGGTGGACCTACTGGTGTTGTTTCTGCCGTAGCTATTACTGATGGTGGTACTGGATACGCTGCTGGAGCTAATGGAGCAAGTGTCAGTGGTGGTTCAGGCTCTGGATTGACTGTTGACTACGCTACCGACGGTGATGTAATTAACAATGTGGTTATCGTTACAGCTGGCCAAGACTATGTGAATGGAGAAACGGTCACCATTGCTGCAGGCAACAGTGACGCAGTACTGACACTTTCCGCTAGTTAATGCCTACGTTCTTGTAACGCATAGCACCTGGCTCTAAACCAGAAATGTACTCTTGCCCTATGACGCACTTGACGTTGTAGGGCAATCGTTTTGTATTGCGTGCGTGGAAGCCGATGTAGAAATAATCATTAGCACGTACATACATCTTGTCGTACGGATGCTCTTCCCGTGATTTGGTGTATAGGCGCACATCAAACCAGCTATCAATATATTTATTGCCGGTTTTAAGATTCTCTAGGTCTACACTTACGTAGCCATCAAACAGTTTTGCAACAGAGTTTTGTGCAATTTCTGCTGGCTGGTAAGTATTCACAGTGGTTAGATCTTTATTTGTATCTATTTCTGCTTGGAAATAATGGCTAACCACATTCAATTCTTCTTGTGAAAGGCGTGCACATTCCCAGCCAGGCTCTTCAAAGCATTTAAATGCTGTCTTGTAATCGATATT